GACGAGTGTTTAGCTCGTTACGAGTTTCAAACGTATGGAGAAGCCTATGAAGAGGTGGCAAAATATATCCGTTTTTACAACGAACGAAGAATACATTCTAGCATTCGTGATCTATCTCCGCTTGAGTTTTATGAAAAAAACAAAAAGCAACCGATGTCAATTAAGGCAGTTCGTCTTTAATTAGCAATTCTAAGAGAAACAACGATTAAGGTAGTATGTGTCCAAATTCAAGGGGTTAATCCGAAACGATTCCTGAATCGGAAATGATGGAATTTCACACAAAGTTTACACAACGACTTATCTTATGGGGATCAGATGAGGTAATCACTGCATACGCGGAATTCCGTAAAATTTATCTCAACCTACATAACTACTCAAAACAAGAATTATTGATTCAATTTGAGAAATTCATGTTTGCTCTTAGAAAGGATACAGGACACAAAAATAATAATCTAAAAGAGTCAGATTTGTTATCACTTTTCATCAATGATATATCGATAATTTCTTGAGAGAAAACAAGACCGCTTCTTAATTTAGAAGTGGTCTTACATTATTGCCTGCATAGTGCAACGACACTGCACGATTTGTTTAGCACTCCCTGCCGGATCGCCTGGATACATCATCTTTTCACCTCCCACATTGAAAGGCTTGTCTATGTCAACCTCTTGTCCGTTGGCATCTTTGTGGTCCTTCCTAGTCCGCTTGTTGTTGGCAGCACGCCACCGCTTTTTCTTCACAAGCCCCGACTGCTTCCAACCTTCCAGCTTACCGCCGTTTGCTGCCGCAGTGGAAAGCGTTCGGGAGACGGTAACCGCTCTGGTCATGTTGAAAGGTCCCTCTTCTCCATTGGCAGCTTGCTTGCCTCTTTGACCATGGCTGCCCGTTTTGCTGGAGTCTCGCCAGCTTCAATCGCTTTCTGGAACGATCGAATCATACGATCAGCCGATGACTCATTCATGTCAGGTACGAGTTTTTTCAGCTTTGTAGCAAACGCGGCTGCCGCCTTGTTCTCCTGCTCCCATTTTGTATCTGCGTTGATGTTGATTGCTTCCGACTCACCCGCCATATGGAACAGTGGCATGAAAGCATCATGAACAGCCTGCTCAAACTGTTCTTGAAAGAAGTCACCTGTCTGAACCAGCAAAATCACTTTCAAGAGCTCGTCAGCATCTGTAGCCAGCTCGTCACTCAACTCTTGAATAGCCTCATCCAGCGCCTTACCCTGTAATTCAAGAAGGTCAGCGATTGACTCCTCACCTTCCTTGTACAGCTTCTCAAGCAATGCGCGTTCGGCGTGGGTAAGGTCAAGGCTATCAAGAAAGTCATCGTCATCCGCTTTGGCAATCAGATACAGGCACTGGTCACACATGCTGTTGGTCCCTCGTTTCACGAAGTAGACGCTTAGCTATCGTTGCCACTTGTTCTTGCGTATCTAATGTGCCGAGTGGCTCTTGGGAAACTGTACTGCCAAGCTAGCAATAGGTGTATCAAGATACTCTTCGGTGTATTTCGACTCATCAATGGCAGTTCCCAATACTTCCTCTGCAATGGGGATGAGATGGCGCACTAACATAATTCCTCTATCAGCTAGGAAATCAAGTAACGCTTTCCACTCGTCTGGATCGCTGATTTTTGGGCTGTTCAGTATAGCCTTCACGCGATGTACCTCGATGGCAGGTAGCAGTCGCTTGTTGAAAATCTCGTCCATAATCCATTTGCGATATGGTTGAAACACCTGCTCCTCTGCAATTCTGCGGGCGTTATCGCTTGTCGCTCTGTTATAGTCTTCCGACTCACCCGTGAGAATTGGCGGCAGCCGAAATGCTGACCTTATTTCTTTGCGTTTTTCCCGATTGTATTCGATGAAAAGTGCATCTTGTTGAAGCAAGTCATTCAGCTTGTCCAATTTAATGCTGGTTTTTTCCTTTTCATCGCCAAGAAGCCCTTTGTCATACCCTTGCAATTCAAGATAAAGAATCCCACCCCGTGACTTCTTTCCTCTTGCTCCTTTTAGAGCAACGATAGACTGCGGAGTTAATTCCCCATTCGTCACAGTCAAAATCATGTCAAGCATTCGACCGTTATCAAAGTATTCGAAGTTGAGCTCCTCTGCTTTTCTCGAACCAACAATGCCCGGTGAATTTCCTGACCAACGTGGTTCGCCGTAAGTCCCGTTCCCCAGTTGCAGATGAATGACTTCATTCTCTTCACCGGGCGCCCCGAATTCACGGAACCACGATATGTTAGTCCCTCTCTTCTGCGCGTATCTTCGCACCCATTTGGACTGCGTGAACTCTTCAACCTTTCCCTGCACCAAACGCCGATACTTCATATCTACCCTTATGAGTGGTGCTGTGCAGCGCATGTATTCAGGAGGAATACGGTAAATGGCAGGAAGCCCACCGCCCCATGCAACCTCAACGTAAGCGTTGCCGCAGTGTTCAAGGTCCTCAACCAACTGACTTAGCAATTGCTCAATCGACTCTTCCAGATTAGCTGTCTGCATGAAACGATCAGCAATATCCCACTCTGCTTTTGCCGTCTTATCACTTTCATCCGACAGGTATGTTAATGCATAGCCATAGCCAACCACGTTAGTTTTGTACGCCTCGATGCATTGAGGAATAATATTGCTCTGTTTCACTACCTGAACACACGCTAAAGGGTCAATAGTCGGGCGTATAAGCTTGTGTTCATCGTAATCCCGCTCGAATTGATCAATTACAAGCTGCTTGCTTTCCCCTTCCCCCTCAGCTTTACCAATGGGATACCAACCTGTTGATCCAGACATTAAATCCATCCTCCTTTCCCGTTCTTTTTCCTATCCTCACGCTTCTGCGCAAGCAGCAACATGAGCCAATCGTTGTACATTGCATATCGCTTCGCATCTTGTGTATGGTTGTCTTTATCCACTGGCTCTTCAAGCGTGATGCCGTTTTGTTCTTTGTACTTGTAATTGCCTGTTTCTTTGATCGTCTCAACAGCTGTACGAGCGATATAAAGGTTAGGGCGACCAGACGACTCCTTTACCTTGTACAGACTTCCAACTCGGCGTATTAGTATTTTCTGCTGACTTCACAGGCAGTTTGTATCGACGATAAGTAGAAATGTCTTCTGGCTCAGAAGGGTCTGCCCAAATGACCTCCATCGGGTAATTCTTTTGAAGCTCCAAATACCTCTTCACAAGGCAGTCCTCGAGCTTACCTTGATCGTCTACGACCATAACATTGGTTTGCTGGCGATAGCTTTCCTCGATCAAATAGTAATCTTCATCCGTGCATCCAAAGACCAAAAGCACCGCTGGGTCATTCCAGCCGTGATCCATTCCGCCGATATACCGCTTAAACATTACCTCTCGTTCCTCGCCGCTCGGATAGGTAACGACGAATAAACGCCGCGCAAGATCAACGGGGCGTATATCTACACAGTGAATGCTTCCGTCAAACTCTTCATACACCTGACCATGGAAAACGTTGAATTTCGCGTAAATCTCGCGCTTCACGTAACGCTCAGGGTACGTCTCAATCATCCTCTGGATATTCTTCTGCAATTCAGGGATAGGGTTATCCTTGGACGTCCAGTAGAAGTTCCGCCAATCCGGATCATCCTGGTACCGATCATCTTCTAACCCTGCATCAATAAACTGGCCCCGCAGCACAATTTCCTCTGCAAACCAGTTGATCCCCTCAGGCGTGGTCGTCCAGATAGACCAGCCTCCTTTATCAGCTAGGGCATAGGCCAGATAGCCCGACCACGTTTCTGGCTTCATTTTCGATGCCTCGTCAAGCCATACGCCGTCTAAACCACGACCAACAAGCTTCTTCGGATTGTCTGCCGATTTAAACCGGATCAGAACGTATCCAGTTAACCAAACGAAGTTCCCCGATGCGTTCCAAGTGTCGATCATGTACTCAGGAATGACTTGTGATAGCTCCTCTTGTTGAATCTCTGACATGTTGTAATCAGGCGCTACGCACCAGTATTCCAGCCGTGGTTTGGGTTTCTTAACCTTTTTCAGGTTTAACGGTGGCTTATAGGGCAACCCTTTCCCTGCTTCAATATCGGCAAGGATGTTATCGAAAAACTTCCGGGCTCCCACGTTCGTTTTACCACCGCGACGACCGCAGTTCATGACTACGTTTCGAGCATCACATTCCATAACTTCAATTTGTTTTTCATGAGGTGTCCAATCCTCGAATGGATCGAGGTCAAGTTCCAGACTTGTCACGGGACCACCTCCTGACGGTGATCTGCTTTTCAGGACCGCCGCCGTTGCTCAATAATTGTGCTTTGAGCTGTATTGCTTTTAGCTTTTTGTCTTGGACTCTGGTTAGTGCTTCCTCAAGCGACAGGATATCTTCAATCGCTCGATACTCTGTCTCTTCGATTTCAGTAGTGACCAATTCGTCCCGAGTAATGACCATCATCTTCTGTTTCCCAGATTTATCGTCATGAACCTGCACTGGTTCCTTTGTGGTGACTCTTTGTTGAAGGACACGCCGCTGCTTTTCTGTTAGCCCATCCTTCAAGTCACGAATGCGGAGCATCATTTCGCGCTCACGCCATGTAAACAAACGGATTTCTTCATCCGCTTGCTGGACTGGATCGAGGTTGATCCTATCAAGCACCTCTGCTTGTTCTGGAGTCAAGGCATCCATCCAAATCGATTGGAATTCACCCGTCTTGACTGCGTTGGTATTACGCTCTGGTGCGCCGCCACCAGCACCGTGGAAACGGCACACATCCCAGCCGGGCTTAGCCCAATTTTTGCATTGCTCGTCGCGCTGCTTACTCCTTGCTTTGCATCTTTTCTTTTCAGGATTCCTCGCCATCTACATGACCACCACCTCACCACTTCATGGGGTTGTTTTCAAAAAAAGAAGAGCGCCTATTTAAGACGCTCTCTTTTCTTCCTAATTTCTACAGCGAATTGCTTCCCATACGGGGTTAGTCTTACCGCTGATATTACGACGTCATCTGGTCTTGAGTCATAAGAGTCTCCATAGCACCAAGCCTCAAACGGAACGGTCACAAGCCCCATTCTCTTCAACCTTAGCAAGGCTTCAACTAAGTCATCGATTTTATCTCGACTTGCAAAGTGTTTGTAAATGGACCGTGTGTCGAGCTCTTTCTCAAAGCAGATTTGCAAAGCTACCAAGACTGTTTCTTCGTTGTTTGTCATAAGTGGAATTCCTCCTCGTGGTTTTTTGATGTACACAAACCAATATAAGGAGACGGCCTCACTTCTTAACAATCAGAGCGTATCTTTCTGCAACTCAATGTCCAACTCTATCAATTTCTTCAAATCATCCACGGTCTTTATCTCAATATGACCTGATTGAAAGTCCTTAACCCACTTTGCAATGGCAGCTTTCACAACTTTCCTGTATTGATCCTTCTATTCCATGATGCCTTCCATTACTTCGATTTGATATTGCAATAGAAGGTCAATAGATTCAGGAGAAGACTGTTCTGTAGTTGTTTTCATTGTGGCACCCTCGGCTTTCCTGTACGAGATAGTGGCTATGAGGTTCCGTGGCCACGGGTTTCCACTATCTCAGCCGGGGTGACCTGGTTGCATGGGGGGACGTTCACGCGTCTCCCTTTTGCTATTTAAGCAGGAAGGTTATACAGCCATTGCTTGTAAATTTCTTGAGCAATGTTCTTCATCATTACCGGAGGGATAGACATTCCGCAGACATATTGCACGTCAGCATCCAGGAAGTCATAGTCTTTTGGGAACGTTTGAATACGGATAATATCTGAATCGCTGATGTAGTACGGCTCATCGTAGCGAATGAAACAGGAATTACTCGCGATGGTATTAGGTACACGATCATCATGAACCAAGATAGAATTGAAGTTGCTTTCCTTACCTTCCACTCGTTCCGTAATATCCCCGAAACTCGAATCAATCGGCCTTCTCTTCAACCACCGCTTATAGGTTCTCGTATTTGGATCAAGCGGCCTTCCTCTTCCAGATCGTATCTCCTTGTAGAGAGTCGGTCTTTCCTTGAATTCGAGTGTCAGATCAGAAAGCTTTAAGTCCTTTCTCCGAGCAATAAAAAAGATGCGCTCTCTCTTCTGAGGCACACCCATTGTTGCTGAATTTAGTCGAAATAATTGAGGTTCATACCCCATTTCACAGAACCGCTTGGCTACCAAAGACACATACCCTTTTGCTAATCCAATGATCATTCCCCTAACGTTCTCTGCGACCACTACCTGCGGGCGTAACTTCTCAACCACGTCCAAGAAATCGAAAAATAGATCATCAAGCTTTTGCTTGGCCTGACCTTCTCTGAAATGATGTTCCTTGCCCCACTTCTTCTCGCGCTTTCCAGATGTAGAAAACACGCTGCATGGAGGTGAGCCATCTAAGATGTCCAGATCAAAGAGCTCTGCCGGTAGCTGAGCATCCGGGAGATTCTTGAATTCTTGAATTCTTGAATGGGCATTTGAAATGGGTACTTCGGGTCCTGATTCCGTTTGTACAGTGCCATCATCTGCGGATCGATCTCGACATTGCCCAACATTTCGTACCCCGCCAGTTTGTACCCCATTGTTGAACCGCCACCACACGAGAAGCAAGAAAAGACTTTTCGCCCGTTCTTGGGAACGGTTGCTATATCAGAAAGGCTCCAGTCCCACTCAGGCCGTTTCATCGTCGTTATCCTCAACGGATGGAATGTGTTCTTTGGGATTAAAGACAAAACCGCACCGTGGGCACTGACAATCGAATTTGTTCTCAGCGAAATCGTCCAAGTCGAGTTCCTCGTTGGTAAACTCCGTGTCTTCATCGCTTTTGAAAGTGAATTGTGCAATAAGGTCTGCTGCTTCTTTATCATCGAAGCCCGTAATCGCATGATCCAGTTCACTATCTTGCAGCTCCGCCAACACCTGGGCGAGCATTTCCTCATCCCAAGCACCACTGATCTTGTTCAGTGCGATGTTGAGAGCCTTCTCGCTGATGTCATCCAGATCAACAACGGAAACTGTTACCTCCGTGGATCCCAGTTCATTCACCAGAATCTTAAACCGTTGGTGACCTCCGACCAGGTTACCCGTCCGTTCATTCCAGACGAGCGTTTCGACGCAACCGAATTCCTCAATCGATCCTTTCAGCTTTTCATATTCAGGATCGCCCGGCTGCAAATCTACCCTTGGGTTATACAGTGCAGGGTTAATTTTAGAGACTGGTATTTTCCGTATGTCCATGCTGTTCAGCTCCTTCGTGGCAATAAAGTAAGAATAAAGAATATTGCCAGCTTTAAAATTGCTGTATGCTTTGATACTGTTGGGCTGGTGCTGTGTTTTGGTGGTGTAACGAAAATTACTATTCCAGCAGAAAAGTATATGTTTTGTTTCACCGCAAAAAATGGGGTTGAGGCTTAGAGCCTCATGTTTTGGCTGGCTGTTGGATTCTGGCGACCCCCTAGTCCAAATTTGGGTCTTCGCCTGCCTCTGTGATCTCCTGGCTGAATAGGTGTAGGAGCCACGCTTCTGCTGTCTTCCCGTTGAGAGAATACAGAGGATTGATTGCTAATGCTGACCGACCTTCTAAATCGGTTCTACGCATGACGTGGAGCTCCATGAATGTCTTCACGATCTTGCGCGCTGTTGGATAGGAGCAGTCTGCGATGCGGGCAAGGTCTTTGACTGTGAGCGGCGTTCCCTTTTGCCCGCGCTCATTGTCGCCCTGTAAGAGGTTGGTTCCCTCACTGGCATAAGGGGCGATCTTCAACAAAAAACCAGCCTCAGCGAGTGACAGCTTTCTGAGCGGTCGCTTTGCCTTTTGGCTGGCTTTGATCTTTACGAATTTTGAGCTGCGGCCGACGGGACGAAATACTTTTATTATCTCATTCGACCGGCGCAGCACTTCCTCAGTATAAAATATCTCTCCAGTGGCTGAGTCAACAAACTGACGCACTACATTTCACCCACCTCCATGAAAAAAAGCACCTCGTGGGTGCTCAATTTAAATTAAGTCAAACAATTTTTTAGTATTGTTTTGATCTCTCCGTAAGCTTGACCGTACCTTATTGCGTGTTCCAAGTGAGAGTCTTTGTTAAGTGGTTCAGGCTTTTCATTACTGCAGCAAGCGTAGAAGAGACGATCCATTAGTTCAGGAGTTTCTGTGGAGTTTGTAATATGTACACAATCGTCAATTGAATTACTTGAGTCCCTTTTATAGAACAGAAACGTTCCTTCTTTAAACTTTTCTGTTCGACTTGAATCTTTCCAAAATAGCATACCTAATGTAATAAAATAACCTTCTTTGAACCTAATGACTCCAGAAATGACACTATTGTAATCTGTCGGAAACAAAGCGATTGAATCATTTAAATGATTGATGTATTCATATAAGCTCGCATCCATTTCAGCTAAGTCGATGTGAGATACATGGACTAATTCTTTTTTCGTCAACTTTTCGATCAATTGTTCAACACACGTTAATTTATTCAAGTCAGAAATCATTCTTTATAACTCCTTCTCTAAATGTTCGAATATATTTTCATTTAGGGAGTTCGTCAATAAATACTATTATCCTACAACTTTCGTCCGACAATTACCAACATTCGGAAGGATAAAATACCCAGATTATCTAATTGTGTATCTTGAAGGAGGTGATACATATGCCAACTACTGGTGAAAAACCTGGAAAAGGTACTTACACCTGCAATAGTTGTGGTCAATCCGTTACCCTTGATGATCACACAGATACGCTTCCCCCATGCCCTAAATGCAATGGGACGGAATATCGTTAGGTTTTAGTGAAAAATTCTTGGATTGCTGACTCTTCGTAACCAAACAGCTTTCCGAGTATCCAGTGATCAAGGACAGAAGTAGGGACCTGCGGCAAGCTTTGTATGACATCAAGAATATGTGGATGTTTATAAATCCACAAGGTAAACCAGCCCTCTGCCAAAGGCTCGGTATATACCTTTAGTTTTTGATTAATCACGAAAGTGATGACATCTTCACGAAACCTTTCTTGGAATGGCATCATTGCCGCAGGCTTTCCCCTCTGCACCATGTAACAATAAGCAGTCAATTCTCCCGTTTCCAAATTAATCTCCCCTCCTAATTCAGCGCGTTTACCTCTCTCCCTATGTCTCAACATCATCGTTTATTCTGCCCTAACTATTTATTACTTCTTCCAGTTATTTTCCGTGCCATCCTTACACACTGGGAGGTCTCCGTTCTCTAATTCGGTAATAAGAAGTACTGGACAAGGGGCGAGAGGCCGGAGCCGTATGCCTCGCATTATCCCCTGTCCGGTATATCCCAGCAGAGTAGTTCGCGATTTTCCAAAGCTCCGAGAGGGGTTCCCAAAACTTGAAAACCGCTGTAATGCATACAATGAAAAATAATTGCATGGTTCCCTGCTACGCTCGCCGCAACTTGTGCGTTCAGGCTCAGAATGCCCCCCTCTCGTAAGGTCACATTCGTCATCACCCATAGATTCGCTCAGGTACACCATTGATAAGGGATAGGCGGTATCTCCCAAGAGCCGATGTCGCTTGCTCTTGACTCAAGATTACCGATTCCAACATTTCAAATCGTCCTGCCTTTTATCCCTAATTTTGTCCGCGTTTTGTCGGAATTTTGTTGGGACTTCTTTCATTCGCGTCTGTACCAACTCTCAACAAAAAACCACCTTAATGGTGGTTTCCGGCACTACTATCTTCAACTATCGAATCCAGTTAGCTCAAAGCACTGAAATGAGTTTCTTAACAAATACCTCTTCGATTTTCTTGATTTCTTTGTCAGCTTCATTATCGACAAGTCCATGAATTTCCTTAAGAATTGCATTTGGATCTTTCCTTTCTCGAATCATTATGTAACGGGTAATTAGCTCACTATCATCGCCCATGAGTTCATAGATTTCTTCATAGTTGAAAACAAAGCTACTTTCTTTAATCTCAATAAAGCCAAGATAGAGTCCAAGTAATTTTTCAAGGGGTACATCAAGGGCAACAAAGATCCTAGCAATCTCCGTCACGGGCATACGCTTTATTTTTGATATATCTTTCGGACCATCGAATTCGTAGTTATCGTTTATTAGATCTGTTTTATCTTTTAAAGCCTCTTGAGACTGTCTTAAGGATAAAATATTTGCGCCCCCCTCAAAATCCGGGTCAAAGTACTGATGTAAATCATCCTGCCAATAACAAACTGGACAAATATCAACGGTTCCCGGGGGTTTTAAGTCAAATGTTTTATAACCGCAACAAGGACAAGTGTATTTCATGTATCCACCTCAAAAATTATCCTTTTTTTCACTCGATTATCTTGCCCGTTAGCTAAACAAAAGCTGCCGTTAAAACCTTGGAGCCTTCTCAATTTCTCTGTTATTCTTAGCTTGTTTTTATTCTATTCAATTTTTGAAGGGAATGATATTTTCTCTTCAAAAAAATCCTGGCCATTCAAATTAAATTGAAAGTTTCGAATGATTTCTGGTTCTTCATAATCATCCAAAGTAACATATTGTTTTGCAATTTTTTCAGCTTCCTTTAAATTCTCATTTGTTGGTTTTAGGAAACTATAATCAATATAAAAATCCCTAATCTCAAGTAGACACGAAAGTTCATAAGACTGGATTCCGTGTACTCCGTTCTCAAAATCTACTTCACATTTCATCGACATTCTTATGTAGCGATTCGTTCTCTCACCAAACACCATGTTAGAAATAAAGACTGGACTATGATAATAAGACAACAAAACTGATGCATCAGGCATTGGAACTTCGTAATCCTCGAAAGCGATGTCGGTAAACTCGTAAGCCTTATTCTCCAAATCCCTCCAGCTCCGAACACCTGGTAATTTAAGAAATGCAATATTGATCGCTGTATGTATTGGGTTCTCTATACATTCATTTCCTTCAAGTTCAAAGGGACTTAAATTTACATCGATTGAATGATAAAACTTCCCATCGTATAAATATGAGGAATACGTACCTTCTAGTGCTACTAATTTTACAGGTTCCATGACTACCCCCAGCATTTTCTCGATATTTTAGTGCAGTAATTAGTTTGATTTTACATCCAAAAGTTGGATTTTTCATCAGTTAATAAAACTCTAATTCTGGCTAATAAAATGAAAGTTGTCGCACATAACTTGCACGTTAACATAACAACGTTATGATTGCGTTAGCAAAATCTACAGCCGACGAAGCTTGTTTCATAAAAAAGCACTCAGATCATCCCGAGTGCCGTAGCGATTTGCTTAATTGCATCTTTCTTTTTCGTGTAGTATTGGTCCTTGGTCAAGCCCATATCAAGATAAACGTTAATGTCTTTTACCCTTGATGTGCTGAGATACTTCTCTTCGATGATCTGACGCTCGATTTCATCCAACGAATACTGCAAAGCCCTTTCGATTTGTCGTGCTTTCAACTCATTCGTGGACTCTGACTTTTGAAGCCTTGGAAACAGTTGATCAATGCCCTTTTCCTGTCGCTCCTGTTTATTTTGGACAGCATCACGAAGGGCTTTATACTCTTTTAATGCTTTGACAACAGCCTTTCTGACTTCTTTTTCATCTACTGGTTCCAGAAATGACAGTTGTTCTTGTGCGCTCATCTTTCCAATTCCCCCTCGCGGCAAGCCCGTGCTATAATGTTTTTGCCGAACATATATACGCGCTCCCGAATGGGGGTTATTTTTTTGTCTGCTAGCGAGGTAAACTTGTCACAAGAATACATCGAGGTGATCCTATGGTTGCTGTTTTTATTCGAACTGCATCAAATGATTTTAGAAAAACCGAAAAACAAATGGAATCCTGCATGCCGCTTGTCCAAAATGTAGCCCATAAGGTGTACATAGAAATCGATGTTAAAACCATTGACTCGGATCGTCCTGGCCTGTCTCAGTTGATTACGGACATAGAGGCAGGATTGGTAAACAAGGTAATCTGTCACAGTGCTGAGCGAATCTCTCGTAACCCTGTTGAATTGGGGAAGTTCATGCAGCTTGCTAATCAGAAGAATGTACCATTGATTTTTGCTGAGTGATTCTGAATGGAATCACTTTTTCTCTTTTGTTAAAATGCGATCTCTTTCCTCTGGTTTGTAACAAAAAAGATATTTACATTTTTTAGGAATAAATGTAAATTAAAAAAGTAGATATTACCAAATTTTAGGAGGTTGCATTTATGAAATTAAAGAAACTGATTTCAACGCTTGGACTTACGACCTGCCTACTTTCGATGTCATCTTCAGCATTCGCTATGGGTGATGCCAGAGAGCCTGATAGTTTTGACTCACCGAATTATTTTCAAGGAATTGGTGATAGTTTTGAGGGCACTTTATCAATTCCAGAATACGGAATGGATCACGACTATTTTAAATGGACAAACAACACAGGCCAAGGAAAAGCATTTTATCTTCATTTCGATACCTACCAAAATCGCAGCCTAGACTATATGATTCGTGATATGAGTTTTGCTGGTTCAGGAAATCGTATATTTAAAGATACAGGACGCGAAGCCTGGTATATATATTTGCCGGCTGGCGAATCACTCAGAGTGCATGTAGCTGCTCAAGATGCAATAAGAGTTGACCCCAATGTGAAATATATCATCGCCTTGAGTGAGCGTCCTTGGTGGAACTAGATTTGTTATAAGATTTAGAGGGCTGCTTAGAAACGTGGTACGAGCAGCTCCTCTAAATCTTTTGCTTTCCAAATGTAAAAATCTCATCTAATGCTGTCGTGATGGTTGGTTCCGGAAATCGCATATCCTTATCACTCGCAATGCTTCCATCCCGTTCCCCTCCCCAATTCCATAGTCCTTGCAGACCTTTTGCTGACACCGGATCGATTTGTTTTACATCCGTCATCTCCCAGGCATAACGCCCCACATCGTACCATCCAAACGCTAATTCGTTTCCTTCCACGTAACCCCAGCCAGCTAATGTAGCTCTACATGGTTTTGTTACTGTTACGGAATGACAGCCGATAAGGTTGGCCGTAGCAACAACTGAGCCCGTAGGCAGTGTATTAGCCGTATAACCATGTGCAGCCAGTACACTAAGGAATGGCTCCTGCTGACAAATCTCCTTGTCCACTTTCTTGGAGGCGTGGATCGCGATTGGCCCGCGGTGCTTGGTAGACCAGCCTCGTGTTTCGAATCGTTTTTCCCCGAGGGCGATCAATGTCGCAAACGGTTGGTGAATTGTAATTGCCTTCACTTGGTTCCCCCTATTCAGGCTACTTCTATAAGCCTGCTTCGCAATTTCTTTATGTCATCAATAAGCGCTGCTTTATCTTCGGGAAAGAGCAGCATCATATCCAGTTTGACATCGATCAAACCCTTGATTTCCTCCACCGACATATCCATTTCCATGAACTGTCCGGTTGGAATCAAATCATGCTGATCAACATTACTTCCGCATAATTTACATTCATACACGCCGCCAATGTAATGTGTTAGCTTTTCGCATCCGCACGTTGGGCAGCCACAACCCGTCCATCTTGTTCCCCTCCCTGGATACATACGTAATGTATATTAAGCAATCCCTGTAACTGTGCGCTTTTTAATGCCTTGGATTGGTTCGGTGTACCCTGCCAATTCAAGCTGCCGTTGAGCCTTCCGAAATACGTAATCAATATCCTCGTTCTCTTTCAATCTGCCGTCATCATGAAGATGCTTGCATGGTATCCAGACATTCTGATTTGTACCGTTCAATGTGAATCGTTTTGCGGCGTAGCCTGTATAATTCCTTCGAATCAGTTGTAATTTAATGCCTTTGTAATACTGTGGTTCGTACATTTTTGCACCCCATTTATCACATCGATTGTTGTGTCTAGTCATCCTCGCCATAAATCACATTCAATGTTGTATCAAGTACCATGTTCACTTTTTTCTATTGGTAAAATCCATCTTTTCATAATCAACGTTGAACGAGTAACCACTATAAACAATTTGGCAGGCAACTGGATGGATCGTGATTTGATCGACCATAATCACCGAGACACTATCAGGGTCTTCAATCAAAAAGCGCTGGTTTTCATCGAGTTCTAAAACGATTTCTGTCATGCACGAACCTCTCCTTTACAAATCGATTATTTTGTTAATCCCTCATCACTTGGATCCATCATCTTGAAATCAAAATCTGTAAATATTGACATATTTGTAGTACGCTTATTTTGCCCGTTGTAAAAATCCTTCTTATCCGTTGATGGAACGCCGTGTGCGATGAAAGTCGCCCGCACGGTGTAGGCTCGAACGAAAACCCTCACGAAGAGAAGGGAATAAGTCGAGAATAGCTATATTGATCCAATATTCACTTTGCAAGACAATTTAAATGGTCAATATCCCTACCATTTCGTTGAAGGCTCCTCCCAATACCTTATGCCAAAATTTCTCGCCACCCAGCCATTAAGAAACGCGACTCTAACTTTTGATTTGAATGATGTTTTCACTCCAGATGCAACCGATTTGTATTACATTGCTTCTGCTCGCAATGAAATTGGTGCTGATAAAATTAATGGCTCCGTAATTACGATTCCTAATGTTACTCTTGATAAAGGACAGTTAATCATTTTTGACTTAGGATCTTACACAATGCCTTCTGCAGGAACGTATAAATTTTTCATTTCTGTTGATTCAAAACACACGCAAGAAATGGTATTGGATATTTCTAAAAATTAATTATCCATCAACAGCCCTCGGGATGGACCCGGGGGATATTTTTTCGTCCAGACTGAAGGCTCGCCCCCCACAATCACAGAAAGTTATAACTTTAGTTAGCGGACAATTTAGATTGATTGGCGTAGCGTTATATTTGCCCGTTGTAAAACATTCTTTCTTATCCGTTGATGGAACGCCGTGTGCGATGAAAGTCGCCTGCACGGTGTAGGCTCGAACGAAGACCCTCACATTTAGTAGGGAATAAGTCGGGAATAGCTATGAATTGATTGCCAGACCTGCTCAAATTTTGCAACCAGCTGGACTTTCGATTAGCCAAGCAAACGTCATCGTTAAGTATGGTGAGTATACGTATTGGTCGTATACCCCTTCATCGAATGACCTTGTTTTGGTTGTCGTCGCATTTGATTCCAACAATCAGGAAGTCAAACGCTGGGAAGTTCCTGGTTATAGGTATACAATCGACATTGGGATCGATAACCAAAACAAAACAGTGGTGTTCTACATGTGGCAAAAGGTAGGAGTCTTTGAAAACGGTTCTTATCCGGTTTCGTTTACCTGGGAACAGTTGAAAATCAACTAATCCACCATCAACGGCCCCCGGGTTAATCCCGGGGTATTTTTCTCACCAAGTGGGGGAATTTCCTACTTTCTACAATTACCGTTGTGTTAAGCAACCAAATTGACTACTTTCATAACTGACACACTAATGACTTTCTGGGCTGTTCCTAACAATCTTTTCAGTTTTTAAAACCTCCTGACCTATACATCCAATCAAATTTGTAATAATATGGTTAAAAAATCACAATGAGAATGAGGTGTCATTTTGCTTGGAGTTAATTTCTTCTTTTTTGTTACTTTGTTCGGTGTTATAGGGCTATTACTGTGTACAGCAATTATTATCGGAAGACAATTTGCAGAACCATCAAACGAACTCAGAAGACAAGTTGCAGTGCTTACCCGTGAAGTTGAAGATTTAAAATCCAAGAAGTGAATTTAAACTTTAAGCATTTCTTGCTTAAGGTTTTTTATTTCTCTCCCTAACTATTGAGTTAAAGTCATATATTAAGACTGTCCAACAATCCACGCAAACGTTTGTTTTCCTTCATATTCAGCAAATTTGGAAATAAACAAATTTCGTGATATATTTTTTGTTAAATACTGTATATAGGTGAGTTTTATGAAAAAAACAACTTTGCACAAAATAGTTTCAATTGTAATCTGCTTGAATGGACTTTATTTAATGATAACTAGCCTGAAATATGGTTTACTCGGTATCCTTTTTTTAGCTATTGGACTATGGAGCGTCTATACGGACTTTGGCAAAAGCGGCGAGTGATTTAACATAATTGAGATTGTGTATCCATCTTTTTTATTCCAGTCTCCTCGTGGCATAATGATGACGAAGGAGTTGGTCACGTGGAAAAGTCGTTTTATTACTCAGTCGAATGGTCTGAGGTCAGCTACCTCAAGGACGCCCTAGACGCAATGGAGATACCTTATGTCATTGAACAAGATTCCGACCGTCTACTTCTCGATGCTGGCCATGTTGCCCTGGTGTTTCCTGACCTTCCTGTTCGTGTGTATGGAGGCGTCCACGAACTGTTTGGTAGTCATGGACGCCGTTCTCCTGTATAGCCCTATTTCCTACTGTTCCAAGGCGGCAATGCTCAGCCTACCTTCCAGTTGTTAACCTGTGGATTAACGACGGACTGCTTGATATACTCGTTTTCCTGGCTTGTGGCTATAAATTTTCGTCTCCAAGGATGGTTTGGCGCTGGTTTAACGGCTGTCATATGATCCCGCCTTTCTAGGGGAGAGGAGCAGCTTTACGCTGCCCCCGGTTCCTCACCGTTTTGCTTTGCCATATGTTCAGCAACGAGTTTCTTGTATTTGGACTAAGCCGTTTGGAGTTTGGAGGCAGAGGTGCCGATGGACGATGCAATCTTAATCCACGTTTCGCCATTTTGTTTTCGTGCAAGCAATGCGGGGAAGTCATACTCTTCTGTTTCTTCAAACGATGGGGCTTGTCCGCTCAAGATGAATGCCACCAGTTTATCCTTGTCGATTGCAGCGACAGCATCGTCTTGTGTATCTTCCTCCTGATCGCTGTCATTTGTGTTATCCGCGGACTCTTCTTGACCCTGTGGTTCTGGATCAGGTGTGTTGTCATTTTCTTTATCCTCAGCTTGGATTTCTGGATTGCCTTCGGAACCTTCCCAGTCTTCCGATGATTCGTTTCCTTCTTCTCCAGCCTGTTCATCGCGTTCAAACTCTTCACTCTCGTTTTCATCGTTCTCCAGGTCACCAGTATCTTTCTTGTCTTCCTCAGCGTCTCCGTTAACTTGAGTTACCACGCCAGACTGATCGGTTGTGACAGATAAACCACGACGTTCTTCTCTTTCATCTTCGTCAAAGTTCATTGCCATTTGTGGATTTCCAAGGCGTACAACTACCTTGTCACCAACCATGTCTACAATGTCCGCCAAATCGTATGGATCAGGCTTCCCTACCATTTCCAAGTTCACAACAATCTTTTTATCATTCGATGCCATTTTCTTTACTATTGCCGTAAATTGTGCGTGTTTGCTCATTTTCCACACTCTCCCTTGGTTTATATGGCTTTTTTCTCTTCACGTTTTTTTGCTTTCCACTCGTCAGTGGTGATCCAGCCGCCGTATTTCTGTACCTTTTTAAGCAATGTCAATTTCAGATTCGGATACTTGTACATGAACATTTTTGCTTTGATCTTGAAGGCTTCTGTCTCTTCACCCTTGATATCAATAACCTCCAGCGATCCATTAAGGTGAAGGACTTCAAAATCCGCCTTGTATGTTATCGCTTTAAGATTCTTGCCATTCCGGTGGCATTTTTCCTGAAGCACGTAAACAGGTTGCAGTCGCATGTCTTGGATTTCACCAGCAGCCAGCTTTTCTTTTAGTACAAGGCAATACTCTGACTCAGCCTTAGAATCGAACTTGATACCATCCACAATGGTGATCTGGTTGTTATATTTGGGCAGCTTTGGTTTATCTGTTTCTTGTTTGGCTGCTCTGGCTCTATGCTTCATGTTATGCCCCTTTCTTGATCGTCTTTGTATTACCGGAGAAACGATGGATCAAAACCAATTCTGTCGTGCTATCGCGCTCAACCAGCCAATTTGCAGGATTAAAATTACGTGCTTCCAATTCTTCTTTTTGCCGTCTATTTGGTCGTTTGCCTTGCTTCATGTCTGCTCTCCTCCCGGTTTAGGAACCTGTATTCAACGCTTCTTGTACCTGTCGCCCTGGAGCCATATCCCAGTCGATAAATTCCTGAAACACACGCCGAAAGGCAAGATTCACTGTGCCAACCGATCCGTCTCGATTCTTAGCAATGATGAGCTCAACCTTGCTGATTGGTTCTCCTGTTGCAAAATTTACGTACTCTTCGCTGTCATCCCTATGTAGAAAAGCAACCACATCAGCGTCTTGCTCGATATTTCCACTTTCGCGAAGGCTTGAAAGATTCGGACGTTTCACAATACCTTTCTCAATGTCCCGATTTAGCTGAGCAAGTAACACGACTGGACAATCCAATTCCTTCGCTAATTCTTTCAGCGTGCCAGTATACTCCCCGATCTCTTGATCACGATTAAGGTTGCGGTTACGACGACCTCGACCTTTATTCCCAATAAGTCCAAGGTAGTCGATCAGAATCATACCCACCTTGCCATGCTTGCGTTTTAATGCCCGAGATTCTGCGACGATCTCGTTTAGCGCTTGCCTTCCCTTGTCCTCCATCAAGATATTGGAGCGATAAAACTTGTCGCTAACTTGCGTAAACACTTCCCATTCCCCTTCACTCATCTTGTTATGGCGAATTTTCAAGAGTGGAATTTTAGCCTCTGCTGCAAGCATTCGATTTAGTAGATCGCCTTTACGCATTTCGAGTGAAAAGATACCTACAGGGTCACTCCCCGCTGGTAGCCCAGCAGTTCGCGCCATCTTTAAGGCGAACGCTGTTTTCCCAACCGAGGGCCGCGCGCCGATGATAATTAGCTGCCCGCCACACGCTCCACTTGTCAGTAAGTCAATTTTCGGTATGCCCCACGATTTGCCGAGAATACCTCCACCTTCGAGACGGGTATTTTCAATGACGGCAATGTGATCGAGAATGAAGTCTCTTACAGATTGGAGTCCTCCCCGTTTGTTCGGGCGGATTTCAGCAACCTTTTCCTCTGCTAAGTTCAAGAGCTCATCAGCCGTTTCATAGTCACCGTTAAGGACTCTGGCTCGCATTGACTCCGCATATCGAAACACTTTCCTGATCGTAGCCGCCTCTCTCACCAGACCAGCGTGGTGGTCAACTGCTGCCGCAGATGCAACAACACTACCGAGGCCAGTCAGATAGGGCACACCGCCAATTGCGTCCAATTGTTTACCCCGACTCAACTCCGTCGTTAGTGCCACAAGGTCAATCGTCTCTCCGCGGTCCCGAAGATCAAGCAAAGCTTTATATATCTCTTGGTGTCCCACAGAGCTGAAATCATTTGGAGACAGGATCAGGTCAATTTCGTCTATCAACGTTGGGTCCATAATAATGCTGCCGAGCGTCGCTTTTTCAGCAGGCAGGTTTTGTAGACGGTCAATCATGTGCTATCTCCTTTCCCAAAAAGCATCTCCTGAAAGGCTAAGTCATTCGCTGCTCATTTTTCGAACCCGGTATACGCTTTGTCTTGTACTTGCTGTCCCGGCGCATGCTGCTGTGTTTGTTCTGAGCGCTGCAAATGCATCGGCACGACTTTCCTGCGCATCTGCCCTTCCAACTTGTCATATTGTTTTCGTAGGGTACCTGCCGACAAGATATTTGTTTGCCAGAAAGGGTCGTCTGTAGCCCATTGGATCACGAGCTGTATGTCATAATTGCTACGCTTGTCCAACTCGATCATCTTCCGCATATCATCAGCCCATGCAGCAAGAGCAGTCGGGTTCTCATCTGGGACTTTCGCATTCGGTTTCCAGCGAAGAATACGGCCTCGTAGGTACTTCGCCAAAATATAGGCATCCGTCGATTCGTCATAAACGCGTCTTGTGCGTTTGGGACAAGAATCTTTTTTATGTTTTACATGCTGTTCTTTACTGCTGTTCTTATATACTTCGGGAATCTCTTCCGAATCTCTTCGGGAATGATATTCATCAGAAACCCTTTCAACGCTTGATACATTAGGGTTTTCAGCATCCTCCCTCTTCGGGAATTCAGGTGGAATCTCTTCGGGATTCTCTTCGGGAAAATTTGACCCTTTTTGACGACTGTAACTAGCAAGATTTTGAAATTCATCATAATGATTAATGGTGATCAACAAACCATTTTTTGTATTCCCTCTGTTGAGCTGCCACTGAATCAACCCCATCGCTTTTAGTTGATTAAGCGAGTATTTGATTTGATCCTCAGACCAATTTGTCTCTTTGGCATAGTCCTTCATGATGAATACAACTTGTCCACGTTTACACTTTTCGTTGTCCCGTATTCTGCTATGCCCATCCCCACCCTCCGATCACGATATTCTTCGCTTACACCTTCAATACAACGCGAGTTCCGAGTAATGCTTGATTCGATTAATCCGCTTTGTTCCTCGGCAATATTCACACTTTTCGCATCTAACTGGAGGAACCAATCCTGACTTTATTGATTTCACTCTCTCGATTTTGTTCTTCACTATCTGCAAACTTGCCTCGATCACATCGTAGTCAAAATAGATGATTTCGTAGTCTGGCAGGTCTTGCTTAGTCACTACAACTATGTGTGGTATAAGCCACTTATCGCGCCCCATTACCAACCTCTCGACCTCTGCATATACAGCCATCTGTAATGTGTACCCGTAGTGGTCTAGGAAGTTTTCATAACACTGCGTTTCTTTGTTCCACCACTTACCGCCGATATCTTTAAGTGCTTTTAGATCAGAAAATATACCTACCTCTGGTTGATAGCTATCGATCATAATTTTCCACGGAACACCGAATAACTCGGCTGTCATGATGACTTCTTTTTTACCAGCAAGAGCCTTCATGACAAGTGGATCACTTTCAAGAATCTTGATCATTTTATTGCAATGTTGAAAGTTGGATTTTAGTTGCCCTACTGAAGGGGCACGGGTGCTATACAAACTCGGATTGTTTACCTTAAATTCATCCAGGGTACCCTCGTTCCAAGCATGCAAATAGTGCCCCTCGTCGAATGCATCTTTTGGCGGTTCTACATACTCTCCCCTGATCTTAGCCATTGCTTTAGCTTCACAGCCCTCATAGGCGGGCAGGAAGCTCTTGAGTTGGCTTCCAGACATGTAGTGAAGGTTGGCTTCTGTAGAGTAGTAATTACTCTTGTTCAGCTGCATTGGTTTGTTCCTCAGAAACTTCCTCAAATTCAGCTTCGATTACAGTCGAGTTCAACGGGCTTTGCTGAGCAGGTTTAACCTCTTGGTTAAAGTCCACATCCCCAGCATCTTCAAACGCTTGACGCTGCTCGATTGTGTCAAAGTCAAGATCGATATTCTTGCATAAACGACGCAACACTGTTTTCTTATACATTTCACCAGGAGTAACCACCCAAGCTTTTGAATACTCTCCGGTCTGTTTTGATTTGCGCGAGAAATTCTCTTTAATTTTTTCGATTTCTTCTTTGCTCATGATGTCATATGCCATGGTCCCGTCCATATAATTAACTACAGCAAATGCTCCTAGAATTTCTTCGTTGTTAAAAGGTTTAGGCCTAAAATTAATCGTCTGATTTCCAGAATTGATCTCTTCCGCAAACTCATCCCCTTCTCGGACCAGTTTTGCGTATACTTCTCGCACTGGCTTTGTGCTGTACTTTTTGGCAAGCTTAACCTCGCCTTTATAGTCCGTTTGAAATTCAACCGAGCCTTTATATACAACCGCATAGCACTCTTTGTTGAAGAAATCCAAACCCAAGAATGCACCTTTAAGCATTGTTCTTGCTACAGTGGTCGGATTGCATAATTCGATATCCTTCGTTTCTTGGAGAACAGTCATGCAGTTTTGTAGAAAGCGCGTCTTGTTGAAGCTTGTTGGCATTGCTTCGCGCTTAGAATCTAGCAATTTCTCAAGATTGTTATAGATAACAACTAATTTGTTTTGATCTGCCACGTTTACCCTCCCTGATTTCAGATTTCACTGTGTACTTGTTTTTCGTTGTGGGAACGGATAACATAGTTGTACTGAATATGCTTTACCGTTCTGACTGAGACTCAGCGCTGCTACGCTGGGTCTTTTTCATTTTCTTCACTTGCTTTCACGAATTCTTGTAGTAGCTCTTCAACCTTCTCAACGTTTCCAATAAGATTCCCGATTCCAACTTCGTAAAAATCAGCAAAGGCATGTAAAATGCTCTCGGTTGTTGTATGGCTATCACTCGTTCTTTCCTCAAGCGACTCCAGATACATCTTAATTTCTTTGATTTCATTGATTGCCTGATTGACTCTTTCCAATAAGCACACCCCCTCTCAATTTTGATCGCGAGGCGCCACCGTCCCAACCTCTACGGCAGCCGTTGTAGTTCCTTGCCTACGCCACGTCTTGACCTCGCTATGTATTACTTGGAGGTTCGAACCTCCGTGGAAAACTCAGTTCACGTGCGACTCTCAGATTTTGAAAGGTCGACCGAATTTTCCACGCAGGGCCGAAGCCCGCGTTACTACATTTCTTTAAGAGCATCCATCGCAATCCTTGCCTGACTTGATGATCTTGAGACTAAACTTGCAATAGCTTGAAGTTTCCCCTTCACTCTTTCGAGCTTTTCTTCTGCTTCAACTGCTCGATGAATCCAATGGGGAAGGGCCTCTCTTGCCCGGAAAGCCTTTGCTGCATCTATGAGCTTATCAGGCAAATCAATTTCTCCAGACGCTTGGCAGAGGTTTAAGTCTAGCTCGGCAATTCGTTTTACATCGCCCATTTGGTCAGCCTCCGTTTTTGTTCTTGTAGAGCCTCAAGGTTGTCCCTATTGGAGTAATCACGCCTAAACTCCCAAATGCCTCGAACCTCCTCTTGGATATCCTCTAGCTCTTGCATCAAGTCACGAACTTGTTTCTCCAACGTTTCGGAATCCTGATCAAACGCCAATTGCTCAGACTGTTTCTGCCGTATTGCCTCTGTTTGCTCCACATACTCCACGATGTCAGGCACTTGCCGCATGCACCAACACCTCCTGTTCCTCCAAATCGGTGATTTCTGCAAGACGTGCGTCAATTTCTTCCTGACGAGCATGCATGCGTTTTTCTGCTTCCGATGCTTTTTTTCGGTAGTGCAATGCATCGTCCATATTGCTATTCATTTCTGATTTGGCTTCGTCACGCAGCTCAGCCAAATTCGCTACTTCTTTTTGCAATTCCTGAATACGGATGTGTGCTGGCTTCATTGGGCTTGTCCTCCTCTATGTGGTTGTGGTATTCTTCCGATACAGTGTTTTTCTAAGCCGTCTGTTCGCTGCAGGCGGTTTTTTCGTATTTTAGGAATGCTGCGACTTCTCTCGCCTTCAAGAGGACTGCTTTCCGCTTACCCTTCACCAGTACATACGGTGATTTAAGAAATCGCTTCTCCCGCTTTGCCTTTACCTCTCGTAGTCGTGCAGCTAGCCATAGAGCCTGTGATGCTTTGGTGTTTGCCAATCCCCTCCGGCTTTCGACCACTTTTTCCAATGCTCCGGCAGCTTGCTCTAGCTGTTCCTCATCTAAGTAACCGGGCTTCCCACCACACATTTCGATAAGAACATTTGCCGTGATGATAAGTCGTTTTGCTTGCCATCCATTACCCTCTTGCTGAATCCTGACCTTCTCTTCGACTAATGCGCCGATCACAATAAGCAACTGGTCTTGATCAAATATCATGTACTGATTACTCATGACGTCCTGCCCCTTTCATCACTTTTATAAAACCTCTGCTCATAAGCTTTGTTTTGTGCTTCGTCCATTGAGCTATCCAGCCTAACTTCGATTCTTTCGTGATCACCGCTGCCATGTGTGTTGTGGATGTAACCACGTCCAATGTCTCTTGATCAAGTGTTCAATCTGATGCATTTGTGATGTACTCCATGTGGACGGCGGTTTTAAAAGGATGGGCTGGGCCCGCCTTATGGCTAGTAGAAGCTCTTCCACTTCCTCAACCGTTTTAGCGACCACTGTATGCCTATTTAGTTCCACATTGTCGCCGTCCAAAATGACCGGGCTTGTACCTGCTGAGGACTCATAAGCTGCTGCAATTGAAAGAAATGGATTGTTTATCACTTGTACAGCTTTCGATTTAACATCGGGCGGCGTCATAATTCTCCCCGTGGTGTATGAAGAGACTGCCTCCCGGCTTACATTAGCTTCAAAACTGAAAGCTAACTGTGTCATGCCCGCCTCTTGAAGTGACTGACCTAACTGTTTACCAAAATCGCTCAAGTGTTCGCACCACCCTTACCTTCGTTATTCGATTTTCGATGTACAATGAATCCTAGCTCACTTTCCAGACTCTCCCTCGGCAGCCATATGAGCCGAGGGCATTTTTCTTTTTCGGATTAGTTCATGAAGCCTTTCTTTGTAGGCCAGAAGTTTTGGGAGCCGACGCTCTCTTTTATCACGTGGCCATTTTGCTGATTGATTCACTTTTTTGGTATATCAGCCAATGCGTTTGACCAGATTATCGAGTTTGTCCAGGTTGAACACCTCTAGTAATTGGTAGTATTTTCCAAACATCCTGTCGAATTTCTCTGTCGGAAGAACGTGTACTTTGACGAGTGGCATTCTTCTTCCAATATCAAAGACAGAAGGTGGTGAAATCTGTGAATCATGCAATCAACGTGAGGCAATTGTCAGAAGAGGATAAAGTGAAATTGGACAGCGATCTCAAAAGTCTAGGCTGGAATATACAAGGAACAAGTAAAGGACTACAATCTTCTGACAACCTAACCGACAAAAATACAAGTTTGTGGCTTAGTTGCCCAGATGGTAAATTAGCCAAATTTCCTGATGGGTACGAAGCCACTCCGACTAATCAAGATGAATGTCCAAAATGTGGGCTTCCAACGTCAGTGATTATTCGCTAGCTTCAACCTTTTGGAGATACTCACGATAAATTTTGAAGCATGCTTCAAAGAGTGCGTCTTCCAATTGTTCTTTAAAAGGCTCCAACGACTCAGGAAAGTGGTACAGATCAAGACGATAGAAGTATTTAACCTCTCCACAACGATCCGACTGTTGTACGGATAATTGTGTGTGAATGCAACCAATTGCACTTTGAAACTCACTCAGAGGCCTTATGTTGAACAGCAAGGCCAATAATTTCCGTTACAATCTCATGGTTTTTGTTCGAAACGTAAAGCAGATCACGTATATTACGGATGGCTGGCTTTTTGTCGGTCATCCCTTTTCACCTCACTTTCATCACACAACTGCATGCAGCGTCGAGTCTTGGCAGTGACCTCCACCTGACCTTGTATCACCCTTACCCGGCGAAATGGTGGAATGTATTATGGCGCGGCTCATCTCATCGCTCGCTCCCGCTCTTCGGCGCTCTATGCAGTTGTGTGAAGCTTGTCCATCAGCACCGGGTATACTCACCCGGTCTGTTTTTGATAAATCTCTTCAAGGATCGTCCAACCTGCCATGTGCATATCTCGGATGACTTTTTCTTTCTCTTCTGGCGTTTTTACGAAAGCGTTGCTTGCAATGCGAACAGTGGTGTCTCCATACTGGTACGTCTCCACAATGATTGGTTCATCGAACTTCCCAGCAGTTTTCATCTTGGAACCACCTCCTGTCACATGCTTATGCAACACTGAACGGTGGACTACCAT